CTTCCATTCATTTTAATTGTATCGGAGGTTGAGTCTCCTAAAACTACATTTCCATCTACTTGTAAAGCACCTTCTATATCTGCAGTGCCTCCTAGATATAAATTTTGCCATCTTTTAGAAGTATTTCCCAAATCTTTTGTATTATTTGTATTTGGAGTCCAATCTTTATTCACTTCCCAAGCATCGTAACTACTTCTGTAAAGAATAAAAGGATTATTAGTAAAAGTTCCAAGAATTATTCCTCCATTATTTGCTAGAGTTGCAGTAGTTGCTTCTGCTCCAATAAGTATTGCTATATCATCAATTTCCACAACTGTACTATTTACAGTGGTAGTTGTACCGTCTACTTGCAAATTTCCCGCAATAACTACAGTTCCCGTATTGTCCCCGTGCGTAGCTGGATCAATTGTAAAAGTTGAGGGCCCTCGAAGCCACCCTGTAAGCTCAAGATTTCTCATTTGAGCATCTATATACTCGCCATCAAAATTAAAAGTATTACTATTTGGATTACCAATAGCGACTTCATATTTTAAGGTATCTTCATCACACCCTAACCAAAATCCAGTTCCTACATCATAAGAAGTTTTGCCTCCTGAAAAAGCTCCTGCACCTTGAATGTCTATACCTCCTCCGGGCGTATAGACATCTATGCCCATATTTATGGCACGTTCTACGTCAAGTTGTCGGGTATCATCACTTCCAGGACCCGCTCCATCGGCTTGTCCTGTTTGAGTATTTAACCAAACTTGAGTATTTATTGGATTATTCGGCATACTATTATTCTCTCTCTACAAATGCTATCACTGCGTCTTTTGAATAGTCGGGTCTATAAGTATTTCTATATAGATAGCTCAAGGTAAGGGACGTACTAAAAGGATTTTCTAAAATTAATTCTGTATCTGAAGTTATAGAAAGAACTTTTCCTGCACGGCTAGGAGTTGCTATATTTTGTGCGGAGGATGCATTGTCTAAGCTAATAAGATCTCCTACTCTGACTTCCGTAGTAAATAATGTATTTGTACCGATAAGAGTAGTAGAATTTGCAGCTAAAGTTGCCGTACCTGTCATTGCAGTATATGACAATTCATTGCCTCCACTTCCATCTCCTACATCTCTCCAGAATCCCCCTGCCCCATATTCTGCCGCGTGCTGAATTTGATCATAATACCCTAAAAATATTTTAGGAACACTATGGTCATAAATTATATAAAGCTCTCTAGAATCATTATCTGCTATTCCTGATAAGTTTACTACTCCGTTTCCAGAAGCTTCTGTAATAGTTGCATAAGAGTCCGGAGATCCATAACTGGCAAGTTCTGCATCAAAACTATCAAAAGTCCAAACTTCGTAGCCTTCTTGGCCTTGAATTGTTTCTCCTTGCAAAGCATATACTGACCATTCTAGGGTTAGTCCTCCTACTGTATAAGAAAAAGGCCCTTCTTCAAGAGTTCCTTTTTTATACTCTTCTCCATTAAATAAAAGAGTATCTGATACATTTAATCCAAATCTTGCATATATTGGAGGGTCTCCTAATCTTTGTCCATTCCATATCCAATTTTGACTCTTCCAGCCATTAGAAACATAAGTAATATTACTATTAGTTACTTTTACCTCTAAAAGATAATAATCTCCTGCTGCGATATTTGTAACCATGGGCATGTTTGTAAAACCATTCCAATACCCACTAGGAGTATTTGAAGAACTCCATCTGTTTGTTACTTGATACAAATTAGTTGTGGAAGACGCTACCGCTGATTCACTTTTAATCCTTCCTTTAGTATTTGAATGGGCCCACACAGGCAGCCCATGTAGTCTTTCTATACTATCATCAACAACTCCTATAGGATTTCCATCTTCATCTAAAGCTTCATCATACTTTAGAACATAAGTTACCCAAGGAGAAACGTTCTTTTTAGGAGATACAGTTCTAACTCTTAAAGCATAAGTATTTCTAGGAATATCTTTAAATTGCATGGAGGTAATACCTGTACTTTTTATAGTAACTCCTTCTTCAAAAATATTTGGAGATGCAGAAACTTCATAAGAAGCAATATATATTGTATCGGGAGCATCCCACTGTAGCTGAAACTCTTTGAACAATTCAGCTACTGAATCAGATAGAGGTTTAACTCTTACGTTTAAAGGGGGAGGCACTTCTTCCGGCTCTACTTCAGGATATATACTAGGCGGAATATTTCCCAGCTCATAGTCTGTATCTACTGCATCAAATTTAGCATTATAATGCTCTACTGCACTTATTGTAAATATATTTTTTTCTTCTTGTTTAACAGACAAGACTTTATAAGTTTTTTCTGAGCCTAAAACTGTTTCTCCACTTGCTGCAGTTTCAAATAAAGACCATACTGAGCCGTCTGAGATATTATCTTCGAATACTAAGCTATTTGCTAAAGTTACAACGTCAGTATCTACAAAATTACCTGCACTACTTGGATTATCAATTTCATATTGGCGAACATGCGTATACTTTTTCCAAACAATCGAAAGAAGGTCCTCACTACTAGTATCTTTGAAAGCGTTGGAAGCTTTTTCTTCAGTATCTAAACTTGAGAGTACATAAGAGCCCCCTTGGGTCCTAATATATGCTTCTGGTATATAGTCCCCTGAAGTGTACGTAGTACCATTTACAATTACATCATCATACCCTGTATAGATAGCTGCAGGCTTACTAAACATAACATTTAAAAAATATGTAGAGTTGCCATTAAATGTTACATTTCTATCAAAAGTCACGGTAGACAATGTGGAACTGCTAACTCGTCCGCTATACGTTACATTTTGTCTGTCCGCGTCTTGTACACCAATTATATCTCCTGGTCTAACATAATTACCTTGCAGGCCTGTTCCGAATGAAACTATTTCTTTTTGATTTTGAGCTGTCCACAGCTTCCATTTAGCATAGCGTATTGCTTGACTTTCAGAAGTACACCCAAAAGCAACAGCATTTCGAGTAATTACTTTACCTTGCTTAACAATAGAAACAGGATCTTCATACATAACAGGAACTTGTACATAGTTACTTTTAGGATCATTAAAATAAACTATATATTGATTTGGTCTTAATTTTGATGAAGTAGTTTGATACTGAAACTTTCCTCCTGTTACATTTCCTTTTGTAAAAGTATGCACGGGATTAGAAGGAGCATCTTGGAGCAAAGTTAACTGCGAATCCATCCAGTATAGAATAGAAGTAAATGCACTTGATACATCTTTTAAAACCTTATACACTGCCTCAGCTTTTGATAGATATAGATTCATTCTAAATCGAGGCTCGTATCTAACCCCTGTTGCAGAACTACTTGTAGTAGCCAGCTCTAAAACTCTAACTCTGTCTCCTTCCGCATAAGTTATTCCAGAAGTACGTGCCATTTCATTCCAAGCTGCTTGGCTTCCTAAAGTTTTAATTTCATAAAATTCATCTATTTCAAATAAGCTAGCCTCCGTTTCTTCACTAGCGGGTACTAACTCATCACAGTATTTTGCAATTCTATACAATGCATATTTATCCATTAAAGTAGGATCAATCCATTTACCTGCTCCATACCTAGTATTTGTTGCTAGATCATAAAAGATCCAAGCAGGATTGTCCGTATAAACATTATCTATAAAAGTGCCGTTCCAAAATCCTTGATATTTTGCTAATCCTGTATCAGAGTACTCTCTAGGTGTATAAGTTGACGGAACTTTTATTAAACGGCCCATTATATCAAAAGTTCTCTTAGGAGCCGTTTTAAATTGTCGAGAAGAAAATACAGTATTAATTAATGCAGAATTAGGATACGTAAGTTTATCTTGAAAAGTTGCTCCACAATTTGTAATTTGTGCTGTTGCTATAACATTCCAAAAGTTTGTATCTTTATTAATTCTTGTTCCGTCTGCGCGCATTGTAGCGCCGTTGTGTCTTGTAATTCTGTAAAAATGTACCTTAAAATTATCAAACTCTCCGTATTTTATTCTAAATTGATTAATATCTACTTCATGTGTAAAAACCAAAGAGCCTTGCCTTTTTCCTTGGTGCATTAATAAATTGGGGTATAAATTTATTAATGCAAATCTAGTACTGCCTCTGTATAATTCTAAAAGTACACTGTACTTTGCGGTCATATAGTAATAATTAGGAGCGCCGTCTCCTCCAAAATATATTAGCCCTTGAGGATAAATTATATCAAATTGTATAGTATCTGCATTGGCTATTTGAGTTTGGCTTGTTAATCCAAAATCATTGGCGCTGAATTCTTTTGAAGTAGGTTCTAAAGCGTCTAGATCACCTTGTTCCGGTGGCTCGATTCCTTCAGGATTTAAATATTGAGGTTCAATCGGGCGTGGAACTAAACTTTTGTGACCTGTACTTTGGTCCCAAGTATTTGGAGATGCATCATACACTCTATAATCAAATTGTGCTATTTCCTCTGATCTATTATTTTGAGGAACTACGGCTACAGAGCCCCCTACATTTTGAATTCTAGGTAATGCATATTGATCTACAGTACCAAAATTCTCTTGTACAATTAAATCGTCTATTTTTGCAATATGAGTAGTAACGTTATACGTAGTATCAACATTAGTGCCCGTACTTATAGCTGAGTTAAATGTATCTGCATCTGTTAACCAAAATAAAGAAGTTTGTGCTATTGGCGCATTTCCTGATACAGTTATTGTTCTATTAGTATTATTAATAGAAGTTACTTTTCGGTGTTCAATTATTGTGATATAAGCAGTTGTTGAATTTACAAGTATATCATCGTATAGTCCTGTAGAAACACTATTAAATGCAGCTTCCATAGTAGCAGTAGTAGTGCTATTAACTGCTAAAGCGCCTTGAAGACTAAATCTAGTTACTTGACCTGAAGGAAATAAAAATGTAAGTGCAGCTATTCTAGCAAAAGAATCTGTGGTAGAGGTTTCAAACTGTGCCGCTGAAAAATTAAAAGGAGAAGGAGTACTTGCATTTGTTTGAAGTCCGAAAGTAATTCCAGAATTAGATTTACTTTTAGAAGTTATATCTACAAAAAAAGTTTTATGTAAAATAGTGACTAGTTCTCGTCCCTGCCCTAATTCTATATCTTCAGGTAAAGTCACGTCATTATCTAAAGTTCCCGTAGTACTACTACCATCAAAAGTAATTGACGCAGTTATTCTTTTTGGTCTATACCCGGCATATTTGCCATCTTCAGCGGGATTATCATCAAAATATACAGATTTCGCGCCGTCAACAAGACCCCATATAGGACCTTCACTTATTAGATCAGTATAGGAAACATTTTGGTACTCTCCACCAATATACGTTCCCACAGCAGGAGTTCTATTTTCTCCTCTGCTGGGATGAGTTATTATCTCTTGTAGTAACGACGCCATATTTTTCTCTTATAAAGTCAATTCTGTAGCTGATGCAATTGCTGCGGTAAATTTCATAGTACTAGCTTGTCTGCTGGTTCCTCCTTTTGCTCCATACAAATGATCGGAATTTGTACTATTTTGAGAAATTATTGCATTACTTGCTCGTATATCAAAACTAATTGGTTTTGCAGGAATTCTCATTCTCCCATAACAAATGGGAATTGGGTCATTTTCTCCTATAATTTGTGCTGTACCTGAGTAGAGATAATCTTCCCCGGCTGCTTCATCTTCTCCCGGGTCTGGGGCAAGTAGTTCTGCTATCCCAGAAAAAACCATTGAAACACCTTGTAAAGCTAAACCCCACTGTCCAGTCGCTAAACCCACTATAACTAATACTATTCCTACGATTGCTTTGAAGAAACCCTTAAGAGAGATCGCACCAATAGGTACAGGAGTTATAACCATATCTCCTTCTCCATAGCGCAAAGTTAATTCGTGCTCGCCTACTGCTACATTATTAATTTTACAAATAAAACGAATTTGTCTTTTTTCAGAGTCTAGTAAATATTGTTTAAAATCTTCAAAATTTGCCATAAAACATTTGATTACATCTTGAAAGGAAGAAGCTTCAATATACGTTTCTTTTCCAAATTTTTCTCCTAGTTCTCCTTCAAAAATAACTTTTCTCATTGTTTAACTCCTACGGTTAACTTTGGTAATAATACATTTAATTTCATATCTGGGTAAGAATAAATATAGTAGGGTATAGCCATTGCATTGCATCCAGTTATATCCCAATTGGAAGGAGTATTAGGCGCATTGATATGGTTATGAACAATTCCTTCTATTTTATATGTTCTTATAATATTGAAGTACTCTTCTGGGCAAAAACAAAAAGTATCAGTATCCTCTGAAATGTTTTTACATTCAATAAATTTAAAATTATCTATAAAAACTCCGCAGGCTTCTTTGGGAGCATATTTTTTAAAATGATTTTTAATTTTATTCATCGAAATTTTCGAGATCCTGGAAAGCCCCCAAAAGGCAAAGGCTCAGAAGAATTTCTGTGTGTTTCATCATCAGGAATTATCGATCCTCTAGCAAACCCTGTAATTGCACTTCGTCGAGTTTGAAATCTTACTTTACAAGAACTTAATTTTTTTCCGCATATATCTAATCTTTTCCAATAAGTAGGGTACTTTTCGGGCTGTCTGCCCGAGTTTGTAATAATACATTCAAAAAATTGCCACCCTCCGACTGTAGGATGCACTCGTTTTACTAAATCTCCTTGCGCAGTCCCATTAGTAATTCTACTTTCAAATGTTGCTGTACTACTCCATGTTGCAATTCCACTAGATGTAGGATCTGTTGTAATTAGTCGATCATTTTCATCAAACCACATATAAAAAGAGTTCTTATTTACAGGGCAGCCTCCTCGTCCGTGTAAGAGACCTTAGTATTCCCAAGCACAATATTTTCCAACAGCAAAACGTGCAGGCATAACTAAACCTTCCATATCTGCAGGACTTACAAGTTCAAATGTGACAAAAACATTGTCTTCTCCGGATACTCTTTCTATAAAATACGTTGCTTTTGGAAATTCTATTCCGAGTTGCGGAGAGTCTCCCGACTTAAAAGTATGTTTTAATAATGTACTTCTATACGTAACTTTACAGGTGGTTAAATCATCTGCACTAAATAATCCTTCTGATTGAAGAACAGTATATAATGTTTCTTCATCCTCTACTCCATTTAAATTTGCCCCTCTAGAACCTGCTAAAACAGGAAGATTTGCCATTCTTAAAGCAGGACGATTTGCAGATCCTTCAGACGTATGTTCAATACCCTTTATTTCTATGGGAAAGGCTAAATATTCATTCATAGTTTGTCCAGTAGGATCTGGAAAATAAATATTTTCTCCAATTGTTCCAGAATCATAGTCTAACCCATTATGTAAGTATATAACTGTGCCGCTTGGCAAAGTTACTTCAAAAAGTTCTACTAAAGAATCTTCGATGGATTGTTGTTGAGACTGTCTTACTATAATATATGGATCTTCTTGAACATTAAAAGAAGAGGTTTGTATTAAAGTATCTGCGCCTCCAGTGGTAGAAGCAGTAGCGGTCCCAGAAGAGTTAAATTGCGGAGTTGTATTAAAGTGGTGTAAGTGGAGATAGTATGTTCCAGTCGGACAGCCCGAAGAAGGAGACACATTTATAGTTGTACCGTTTTTTGGCCCAGATAAAATTCCGCTTCGTGTAGAAAAACTTCCGAAAGGAACAATATTTTGACCTGCTACATCCGTAGTAATTTTCCAATAAAATTTTTCTGGACCTCCTACAGGTCCGTCATAATCGCCAGTATTATAGGTGCCATCTAAAAAGGGCTCCAGATCATCCGGCATTGTTATTTCTATATCTTCTACGCCTCCCGGACCTATAAAACTGGGCAGTCCGGTAAATCCAAAAGCATCCGGAAGAATTAAGAGTCTAGTCGATAACTGAGCTGCCGGAGATAGAGATCCGCCTCCTGTTTTAGAAGTGAACCAAAACCATCTAGCATAATAATCAGTATTATCAGTGGCAGTAAGTGTCCAAGTTGTATCTAATCCCGGGGTTCCTGTTGCGTCGGGATCATTTAATCCTGAATCATTATTTGGTGCTGGAATATATCTTATATCATTAGCATCAGTTGCGGATCCTGCATATACTGTACGAACATTTACAGTATCGCCCGTTTTCATAATTACGGTATAATTAGATGAAGCATCCGCAATAGGAGGATGATACCCATAAGTTCCTGCAGGTACATCACCAAGCTCAAAAT